ATTGTTTTTGAATTAAATCTGTTGCAGCTTCGCAAACTGATTCGATGTCTGCATTGCTATAAAGTTCCTGAATACCAATAGCGTCGCGGACTTCTGCGACTGTTACATAATCTGCCATCGGTATTCCTTTCTTAGGGGAGTTGCCCTGCCAGCAGGGCTTCTAACTGGCAGGGAACTCCGACTTAGTTATTAGACGTTGAAGCGACGAACGCCAGCAGGGATAAGAACCTTTGCTGCGCCATAGCCATAAATTGCTGTTTGTAGAGCCATGTTGCCAGTAGCGTCAGCAACGTGGTTTACAGAGAAGTATGCAGTTGGAGATTCCCACCACATAGCTGTTTCTGGAGCAATTACGAACATTGAGTTGTCGTCAAGACCAGTAGATGTTCCAACGATGAACTTATCTACATAAACGTCTAGACCAAGAGCATTGCCCTTGATAGATGAAGGTGTTACTTGACCAGCAGCGTTGAACTGTGGTGAAGCAAGTGTGTAAATTGGGCGACCTGTTGTATCAGCATAACCCTGAAGCTTTGACCACCACTGCGGAGAAATCGCAAGGTTCTGTGCAAAGTATGAAGAACCTGAGTAAGCCGCAGCGGTTTCTGTTGCGATGAACGCTTGGAAATCTGCTGCTGTTACGCCAGATGAAAGAGTTGCCTGTGTGCCTTGTGAAGTCAAAACAGAAACCATATATTCGTCAGTTGCCTTGTCGTAAGCGCGCTTCAACTGGATAGCAAGCTGATCGAAGAAGACAGGGTCAGAACGCTCAAGGAGTTCTAGTGTAATAACCTGTGAACCTGCGAACTTCTGAACTGAAACAGTTTCGTAAGCAGAGGTCATACCTGTTGATGATGGTGCAACGTCTTCACCAGTGGTTGCAACTGTTGGAGCAGTTGAAGAACCGCCACCAGCTGAAGTAACCAAAGATGGAATGTTGATGGTCATACCTGAAGCAGGTAATGATCCCTTTGTAACTGCGTCAATTGTTGAACGACCAAAGTTGGTGTTAGATACGAAGTTATTTAGGTATTGAATTGGGTTGAACGCTGGGTTGGTTGTGCCAATTGAATCTGTTGCAGCAGTTAGGTTGCGAGCATCTTCTGAAGCTGCAATCCATTCTGCTGATTCTGCGTTTCCAGTTGCAGCCTTTAGCTTATGCTCGATGTATTTGCCAGCAGATGTAATTCCGTGACGAACTGTTGTCGAGATATAAGGAGTTGCCGCAGCCTGAATAGTTGGACGTGAGGCATCTTCTACTTTTGCTGCCTCTGTCGCGGCTGGAGTGGTGTCTTCCACTTGTGCCTCACTTTCGGTTTTGGTTTCCTCTGAAACTTCTGTTTCAGAAACTTGTTCTTCTTCTGTTGCTTCGCCTTCTTCGGCTGCAACGTCCACAACGCGAGCATTATCAAATGCAGGAGTTTCAACGAGAGAAACTTCCTTAAGTAGCGCTGCCTTTACGATTAAAACTCCGTCTTTGCGTTCTGATGCGCGGATAACTTCAACGCCAACAGATAAGCCATCTAAAATTCCTTCAGAAGCTTTTACTAAATAGTTTTCGCCATCTGCTGAGGCAGAAACTTTGAAAACGCCATTCATGCCAGTTGATGTTTCGTTAATTGACTGCGCACGACCAATTACGCCAGAAGCGGTCTGTTGGTGCTGTGCAAGTAACTTAATCTTGCTTACGTTAGGAACTTGAATAGATCCTTTTTCGAAAATAACTTTTCCTGCTGAAGTATTGCCGACTTCGCCAAACGGGACAATCTGTCCAGCAATAATGCGGCGCTGTGAATCGGCAGCCTCAATTGCTGCACTAAACGTCAGGTGTTTGTTCAATTTCACCATCTCCATCTGGGGTTAGGTCTTCCATTTCTTTTGCTTGATTAACGTCGATAAGACCAAGAGCAAGCATCTTCTCGATTACGTTCAAGCGCTCCATCGCATCTGCCTTCAAATAAGTGTCGTCAATAGCGAAACGAACCTGCTGTGTGCGTGGAGTTAAATCGTCCATAGATAAACGGCTTTGAATAACCTCAATATATGGATAAAGCGTATAAGTTAAGAAATCTTTTCTAGCGTCGATAATGTTCTGATATGTAGAAGATTTCAACTGCTCTGCGTCAATCATGTATGTAGGGACATTCATTGCGCGAGCAATTTGTGTCGCTAAATACTGCGCTGATTCGTTGTAAGTCATATCCTTTGGTGAGAATTGAGTAGCAACGTAATCAAGTGTTTGTGTTAAATACGCAGTAGCGCGGTTTTGACGCGCTGTGCGCCAAGTGTTCAAAAGGCCTTGAACCTTGTCGTCTGGTAAATCTGCACCATTGTTTTTAATGTAACCAGATGGCTGCGGTGTTTGTGTAGCAACATTAACAGCTAGTTCTAAGTCAATCGCTGACTTAATTGTTCGTGCTGCACGAAGTAATAAACCTTGATCTAATGACTGGAATGTAATTAACGAGCCAACTCCGTCCATTGGAAGTTTCTCATTGTTAATCATGTAATACTCGACGTTCTGATTCCATTGGTCGAGCTTTACAGTTACTCTATCGTTCTGTATCCATTCAAAACGTGCAGGTCGTCCATCGTCTGCATAAACTTCTGTAACGCGCCAATATGCAACGCCATAAAATATAAGTGAATCAACAGTCCAAGCAATTGTGTTAGAAAGCGGTGAACGCTTATCTGGTTGCTTTAACCAAACTGGAGCAGGTATTTCTTCGCCAGATGCTAAGTCATAAATTTCTAAAGGAATTCCAGCGATAGTGGTAGCAATTAAATTGCGGCAATTAGCAACAGATGGAACCGACATTGCTTGAAGTCGGTTAATTGAATTTGCGTAATTATTCCAACCACCAAGACCATATGATCCGTAAAGTTGTCCGTAAGGTGCGTCAAAAACCGCTGGCGCGACTTGAGCTGTAATTCGGGTTGATGGGACTACTGATGCTTCGACTGATTGCTGCGGCACAAATCTATCCCAAAAACCCATAACATATATTATATCCCGATTTGCGTCAATTTATACAATTATGATATTAGGTGTCGCTTGAGGTTTTACTAGCTCGTAAGTAACCATAGCGGCAGAGATAGCACCTGCCACTGATCCAGCAGATTTTCTTCTTACGATTCTCCAGCCAGCATCGTTGGTTTTCATCGCGCAATTTTGCATATGGGCTACGAACTCCTTTTGCCCTGAATGAACCACGCGATTATTAACTAAAGCTTCGGCTAAGTCAGAACAGGCTTGGTAGAAATGCTGACCAGAGCAATCTTCGACCATAACCCCATGATTTTGTAATCTTTGAGCAATGGTAGCGGTGGCATATTTATCGTAAAGCAGTTTTTGTGGGTGGTATTTTCTAACCCAAGCCATAACTCCGTCTGCCATTTTCAATTCGTCAATACCGATTTCAGAAGTCCAAAGTTCCATAATTCCAATACCGATACGACCATCTTCAAGCAACATTCCGGCAACCAAAGCGCCATCTCGTTTACTTGGTGAAATATCAATCGCAAATACTGTCGGTCTGCCAACCGGAAGTTCTAAATCAGGATCAGTGGTTGCTTCAATAGTTCCATTTGCCCACGGGGACACTAAACTGTCTATCCATGAGCAGAGGACTTCCGTCCTTGTGGCTTCTACTGGGTTAGTTGCCACCGCTTCGGCGATGACGTCTTCTGTAATCGTTTGACCCAACGCAGGATTAGCCAAATACCAGTTTTTCTTGTCCCAGATATCACAGCCCGATGGAGCGCTATATTCATACCATGCAAACGTAGGCGATGGGTAAGAGAGCGCTCTTTCGCGTAGATCATTAAGGACTTGACTGAACGCGTCGCCAGCGTTTGACGTAACGAGCGTTTGCGCATTAGGTCTTGCTCTAGTAACTGGTCTAGCAGCTGTCCATGCTTCGAGAGTAACCTCTCGTAACTCGTCAATAAACAGTAAGTCAGCAGTCTTGCCGCGAGAACCATCACGCGTAGCAGCAACGATTTCATATCTTCCACCATTCTTAAAAGTAATCATTTCTTGTCCGTTAGCAAGACGTGGTTTATGAGCTAACTGATCTGCAAGCCAGTCATTAGTTTGGATAATGAAAGCAACTTCTCGAAAGTTATCGAGAGCCAT